TTTATGAAGATTGTTATGAGTTCGGTTTGCCGCAACGCAATCTTTACGATGGCTATTACGAGGGCGGGGGATCTCCGGGGCAAAACAAAATGGCTCGCGTGTTCGACAGCACCGCGATCAATGCAACGCAGCGTTTTGCCAACCGCATCCAGTCTGGCCTGTTCCCGCCGTATGCAAATTGGTGCCGCCTAGAGCCGGGTGCTGACATACCAGAAGACCGCAGGATTGAGGCGCAAGCTGCGCTAGATGTATATTCTGAAAAAATGTTTTCGGTTTTGCGCCAATCAAATTTTGATTTGGCTATGGGTGAGTTTCTGCTGGATCTGTCAGTTGGCACTGCCGTGATGCTAATCCAAGATGGCGATGATATGACGCCGATTAGGTTTACAGCAGTGCCACAATATCTGGTCAGCATTGAAGAGGGCGCACACGGCAAGGTCGATAATGTTTATCGCCGGATGCGGCTCAAGGGCGAGGCTATCCAGCAGCACTGGACTGACGCAGAGATCCCTGACCGCCTGCAACGTATGATCGATGAGAAGCCTACTGAAGAGATTGATCTGATTGAGGCCACACTGTATGACATCGAAAAGGGCGATTTTTGTTATCATGTCATCTGGGCCGAGGGCAAAGCCGGTCTACTGATGCGCCGCATGAAATCATCGCCGTGGATTGTTGCGCGTTATATGAAGGTAGCCGGTGAGGTGTATGGCCGGGGGCCGCTGGTCACAGCCATCCCAGACATCAAGACGCTGAACAAGACGCTAGAGTTGCTGCTAAAGAATGCCAGCCTGTCGATTGCTGGCGTTTACACAGCGGCTGACGATGGTGTGTTGAACCCGCAGACCATTCGCATTGCGCCGGGTGCAATCATCCCGGTTGCGCGTAATGGTGGGCCGCAGGGTGAGAGCTTGCGGCAGATGCCGCGATCTGGCGATTTCAATGTCAGCCAGATTGTGATTAATGATCTGCGTATGAACATCAAAAAGATCTTGCTAGATGACACACTGCCGCCAGACAATATGTCGGCCCGTTCTGCAACAGAGATTGCAGAGCGCATGAAAGAGTTGGCCCAGAACCTTGGGTCTGCGTTTGGTCGTCTAATCACCGAGACTATGGTGCCAATGATATCGCGCATCCTGTATGTGATGGATGATCGCGGCTTGATTGAAATGCCGCTGAAGGTCAATGGCCTTGAGGTAAAGGTTATCCCCATCAGCCCGATTGCGCAGGCACAGAATATGGGCGACATCGAGAAGATTATGCAGTGGGTGCAGATGTCATCGGCGCTTGGCCCGGAAGGCCAGATGGCGGTGAAGACCGGCAGCATCCCAGACTATGTTGCTGACAAGCTGGGCATCCCAGCGGATCTGCGAACAACACCGCAGGAGCGTCAACAAATGATGGAGCAGGCGCAGCAGATGATGCAGATGCAAGCGCAGGCGCAAGCACAAGGCGCAGCACCGCAAGAAGCACCACCAGAAGGAATATAGACAATGAACCCAGAAGGTTGGGACGGTCTACAGGACGCAAACCCTGAGATCGGCAAAAAACAACAGGTAGACAAGGATGACGTAGATCGTTTGTATCTGCGCGTGTTTGGCAGTGACGATGGGCAAAAGTTGCTCACCCATTTGCGTTCTATGACAATAGAGCAGCCGACTTGGTATCCCGGCGAGGAAGCAAGTCACGGCTATGCCAGAGAGGGCCAGAATAGTCTGGTTCGAGAAATTGAGCGACGCATTAAAAGAGCGAGAGAACTATGAGCGAAACTGAAGGGCTACTGGCCGATGCCACAGCAGAGGGTGACGATAACCAGCAGCAAACAGAAGAGCAGTCTATTCCACACTTACAACCAGACGCAGAGCCATCGGTTGATAGCGTTACTGTGGCGTCAGAAGATGACGAGGTCGAGTTTACCCGGCCAGATTATTTCCCAGAAAAATTTTGGAACGATGAAGATGGCCCTGATCTTGAAAATTTGGTTAAGTCTTACACTGAGTTGCAAAAGAAATTTTCGCAAGGTCAGCATAAGGTACCAGATGAGTATGATCAGTCTGTCTTCACAGATGCTGGCATTCCAGAGGACGATGAGCTTTATTCAACGTACCGGGAATGGGCCAAAAGCAATGGGGTCAGCCAGTCAGCGTTTAATGATCTGGCTGAAAAGTTTATCGAAATGGCTGGCCTACAAAATGAAGAGGCTGCTATCTCGCATGACGAGGAATACAAAAAGCTAGGCCCAAATGCTGACGCAACTATTAAGTCAATGACAACGTGGGCGCAGAGCCTAGTCAACAAAGGCGTGTGGGGGCCGGATGATTTTGAAGAGTTCAAGATTATGGGCGGGACAGCACAAGGCATTAAGGCGCTGCAAAAGGTTCGCAGCTACTATGGTGACAAGCCAATCCCGGTTGACATTGGCCCGGTAGACGGTGCGCCGTCCAAGGATGAGCTAATGTCGATGGTTGGCAAGCCTGAGTATCAGACCGATCCGGCGTTCCGCGCCAAGGTCGAAAAGGCATTTGAAAAGGCTTATGGCTCACAAGAATACAGCGCCATCTAGCATTGGGGCGGGGGTTGTTTACAGTCCCCGTTTTTTGTCATATAATCCCCCTTGACGGACACCCGCTTTGCGACCTGTCAACCCCGCTTGGGGGCGTAGCGTATATGCCCAAGCCGCAGCCCGAAAGGATACCTGCTAGGCGCTAAATCGTGTTTTAACTTTTCAAAAGGAATAGGAAAATGGCAGTAGGCATTTCCAACGCTTTTGTACAGTTGTTCGATGCCGAGGTTAAGCAGGCATATCAGGCTTCTCGTAAGCTGGCTGGCGTAACCCGCGAACGGACAAATGTTGAAGGCAATCAGGTGAAGTTTCCTAAAATTGGAAAAGGCACCGCAACAGTTCGCGTACCGCAAACTGACGTAACACCACTTAACGTGACCTATTCACAGATCACAGCCACAATGAGCGACTACATTGCTGCGGAATATAGCGATATCTTCTCACAGCAAAAAGTCAACTTTGATGAGCGCCGTGAATTGGTACAAGTCGTGTCAAACGCAATCGGGCGTCGTATGGATCAGCTAGTTATTGATGCGCTCAATGCAGCTTCCTCACCATCAACCGTTGCCACATCAGTTGGTGGCGCAGGCACTAATATGAACCTTGCCAAGCTGCTTGCAGCTAAAAAGGCTCTGGATACAAAGAACGTGCCATCAGAGGGCCGTTGTATGGTAATTCATGCAAATGGATTGTCAGCATTGCTTGACGAGACTGAGTTAACATCTAGTGATTTTGCTACTGTTAAGGCTCTGTCTACAGGTGAGATCGACACTTTCCTCGGCTTCAAGTTCATCACCCTTGGTGATCGTGACGAGGGTGGCCTGCCACTGCCGTCAACTCGCACCTGCTTTGCGTTCCACCGCGATGCAGTTGGTATGGGCATCGGCATGAACCAAAAGTCAGAAATCAACTATGTTCCTGAGAAAACGTCATTCCTCGTTTCTTCAATGTTCTCCGCTGGTGCGGTTGCTATTGATGACGATGGCATTGTCAAAATCTCAGCGACTGAATAGAGAGGAGACTGACAAATGGCTTTTTCAGCAGATGGATGGGGCGTAATTGGCGCTTCTAAAAAGGGTGTAGCACCTAGCTTGTACTCTTACGCAACGACAGACGCCGTTGCAGATGTTAACACCGAAGGTTACTTTAATGACCTGTCAGACACTCTGGCGGTTGGTGATGTAATCGTTGTGCGCTCGTCAACAGGCGGCACGCAAGTTGTGTCTCTAAACTACGTTCTGACAAACGCTTCTGGCGTTGTTGACGTAACTGACGGCACAGTTCTGGCTAACACAGACGGCGACTAATCGGATAGGGGCCGGGCAACCGGCCCCATCTTTTCTCATTTTGGAGTAACGCGATGGCGTCTGGTGATACCAAACTATCAATATGTTCGGACGCACTGATCATGCTTGGCGCTGCTCCGCTTTCATCGTTTGCTACTGGCACCGATGAGGCACAGGTTGCGGATCGTTTGTATGACGATGTGCGCGACACACTGCTAATGCAGTACCCATACAGTTGGACGTTAAAAAAGGTGAAGCTGGCACAGCTTGCCGACACACCCATTAATGAATGGAAATACAAATATCAGATCCCCGGCGATGTGCTTGGCAACCCCAAGGCTGTGTTTGCATCAGGCTCTGTTGGCTCAAACACTGTGCGCGACTATGAGTTTTATGCCGGTGGCCTGTACACAAATCTGGAAGAGGTGTGGATTGATTACCAGTACCGGCCAGAGCCTGCCGTATTCCCGCCATATTTTGTGCGCCTGCTAAAGACTGCGCTGGCGGCTGAGTTTGCCGAGCCAATCACAGACCAGATTACCAAGGCTGATTACTATTACACCAAGGCGTATGGCTCGCTGTCGGAGAATATGCGTGGCGGTTTAGTGCGCGTTGCGATTAACATTGACGGCGCAGATAAGCCATCCCAGAACATCCAAGAGTTCCCGATTAGCGATATAAGGTACTAACATGAGCCGCATCATTCAGATCCAGAATGATTTCACCAGCGGTGAGTTAGATCCAAAGCTGCGTGCGCGTACTGACATTGCACAGTACAAGTCTGGATTAACCACAGCAAGGAACGTCAGCATTCAGCCGCAGGGCGGGGCAAAACGGCGTGATGGCACTAAGTTTGTCGCCGCGTTAGACAGCGGCGCTGGTACGGCTGTGCGGATGGTGTCGTTTGAGTTTAGCATTTCAGACAGCTATATGCTGGTGTTCACGCCGGGCAAAATGTATGTGTTTAAGGACGGCGCACAGATCACCAACATCAACGGCACCGGGAATGCTTTTTTAAGCATAGCCAGCCTGACATCGGCCATACTGCCTGAGATGAATTGGGTGCAGTCTGCCGACACCGTCATCGTGGTGCATGAGGATCTCCCGCCAACCAAGATTGTGCGCGGTGCAACAGATGCAACTTGGACTGCCAGCGTTATTGAATTTGATCATGTGCCGTCTTTTGCATATGCAATAGATTTTCACAATCCACAGTTTACAATCACGCCGTCAGCGGTGTCTGGCAACATTACAATAACTGCGTCATCAGTTACGACAGATACAGGCGTAGCCCAAGCCGGAGGCGCTGACACTATTACGCTAAAATCAGCATCTAGTTTTACTGCTGACGATCAGCCCAATGGTATGTTTATTGAGCTTACAAGCGGTACAGGATCTGGGCAAAAGCGTCATGTTGAGGATTACGTTGGATCAACAAAAGTGCTTACTGTTTTTCCAGCGTGGGACACAGCGCCGGATGCGACCAGCCACTACGAAGTCAAAGCGTTCAATTCAGCGGCTGTCAATGAATATGCAAATGTCAGCAGTGGCTTTGGCCGGGCTAGGTATGTGGAATTTGTAAGCGCCACAGAAATGAAGGCTTTTGTCGATATACCGTTTTTCGATACTAGCGCAATCGCTGCCGGAAGCTGGAACAGTGAACACGGCTATGAGGATGTGTGGTCTGCGGCTAGGGGATATCCGCGTTCAGTTACATTCCACGAAGGCCGTTTATTCTTTGGCGGGACTAAAAGCAGGCCGTCAACATTGTTTGGCTCTCGCGTATCCGATTTCTTTAATTTTAACCCCGGTGAGGCATTGGCCGATGATGGCGTTGAGGCCACTTTGGACACCGGCACATTTAATGCGGTAGTGGATATTTACTCTGGGCGCAATTTGCAGATCTTTACAACCGGCGCAGAGTTTTATGTGCCGCAAACCTTAGATGAGCCTATCACACCAACCAACCTGATTGTTAAGCAACAAACCGCGTTTGGGATGAAGCCCGGTATCCGGTTGCAAAACGTGGACGGCTCAACACTGTTTATCCAGCGGCAAGGTAAGGCGCTGCAAGAGTTCGTCTTTAGCGACACTGTGCAAGCCTATACGTCTGCCAAGATCTCGTTGCTATCATCGCACCTTCTCAAAAGCCCAGAAGAGATGGCAGTGCGTGTTGCTACATCTACAGACGAGGGCGACAGGTTAATGATCGTCAATGGCGATGATGGCAGTATTGCGTGCTATACGTTACTGCGTAGTCAGAACGTCATCGCGCCAACAGAGTGGACAACAGATGGTGAGTTCCTAAACATTGGCGTTGACGTTGACGACATCTATACGGTGGTCAAGCGTACTGTTAACAGCGCAACAGTTTACTATGTGGAGTTGTTCGATGCAGATACGCTGCTTGATAGCGCCAAAACAGGTGGTGCCGCCAGTTCGGTGACAATGGATCATCTGCAAGGTAAAACGGTCAACATCGTGCGTGATGGAATTATTGAGCCTGACCAAACTGTACCCGGATCACCATACACGATTACATTCGCCACAGCGGCGTCTAGCAGCTATCAGGTCGGGCTTAACTTTACTCCAGAGGTAAAGACACTGCCGGTTGAGCCAAACCTGTCCAGCGGCTCTCTAAAGGGGTTTAAGAAGCGAATATTTGAAATCAACGCTGAGATCTTTGAAACACAAGCGATGACGATTGATGGCAAGGAAATCCCATTTCGCAAGTTTGGCGAGAATGTGTTCGGCAGTGCTGTCAGTGAGTTTACCGGCATCAAGACATTACACGGCGTTTTAGGTTATACTTACGATGGTCAAATCACAATCGGTCAAGAGGTGCCACTAAAAATGACACTGCTTGGCATCGATTATAAAGTTAGTGTGGGGCAGTAATATGGGTGCGGGTGCAGCAATGCCATTGATGGCGGCGTCAGCTTTTATGGGGCTACAGGCGGCGCAAACACAAGCGCGTGGTTTAGCAGCGCAAGGCGCTTACGCCAAGTTGCAGGCCAAGCAGGAGAGCTTGAAATACAAACAGAACGCAATCACGGTATTGGACAACATCTTGCAAACCTCGGCCAGCATTACAGCTAGAGCCGGTATGGGTGGCATTGATCCATTCAGCGGGTCTGCCCAAGCGTTGCGTGAATACGCAATGGCAAAGGGCGCACAAGAACTGTACACGCTGCAAGATGGCGAAATTATTGCGCTGGCTGGCGGCAGGATGCAGGAGCAGCAATATGGATTGCAGGCTACGGCAGCACGCCAAGCTGGCTTTGCTTCTGCTATTGGCAGTCTGGGTCGCGGCTATCAGATGCAGAGCAGCATAGCATAGGAGGGCCAAGTGGCTAAATTACCTAAGTATCGCCCACTAGGCGTACAGATAAGCAGCCTGCCAACAGTTGACTATGCTGGCACAGCACGCGCACAGGCGCGTGTTGCTGCGACTATTTCTGATCAGTTAGACAGGATGTCCAGCGCCGCGTTTAGAGAGGCAGAGGTGCAGGCCAGAATTGAAGGCGCTGAATATGGCGCGGCTAATGCGCCGTCTGCAAAACAACTTTTGGACGCTCAGACTGAAGAGCGCCGCGAAGCACTGACGCCCGGCGGCACTGGCACAGTGTATGACCGCGCAGCGCGTGATGCTGCAATGCGTACAATTAGCTTGAACTTAGAAACTGCCGCACGCAATGAAATATCAGCGGCGCGTATAAAAGCAGAAAATGATTTTACACCAATATCTGAATTACAGTCAGAAATAGATGGCATCATTAACGGTTACAGCGGGGCGCTTTATGACATTTCGCCAGCGGCTGCGCCGCAGTTTCGCGCATCTTTGTCTAGCGTTGGTAACAGCGCGGCTGTGGCCCACAGCACAATTATGTCAAACGCTGCCAAAAAACAGGCAGAAGTTGATGTTACTATTGGGTTGGAGAATGTTGTGGCGGGGATTGGGGAAAGAATTTTTACTGCCGCCCCAAAGGGCGCAGATGAGATTTCGTTTCTAATCACATCCGAAAGAAATAGAATTGAGCAGCTAAGTGATATCATTGATGACGATGCAAAACTGGCGCAGTATTTAGGAGATTTCCAGCAAAAAGTTGACAGCGCAATGATTGGCATTGTTTCCGATTGGGCTTTGACAGATCCTATTGCAAACCGGCAGCAGTGGCTTGATAAAAAAATTACTGACCCGGCTGTTGCAAATGTAGTCTCTCTGATGACAGCCGATCAAAGGCGAAGCGCGTTTGTTGCGATTGGCGAGGCCGAGGCGGGTTTCTACACAAGGCAATCACAGCAAGAGACAGTCAAGGAAAGAGACAGAAAGGCTGAAGTTGAGCGCCTTTCTAGTGAGTTTAATAAAGTGCTGATTAATGGCAATCATATGGATGCAGATCGTGTGTTCGCATTGTTGAACCCACTGGACGCCAGCGTTGCAAAATCCTACCGAGATGCGTTCTACACTGACAGCACTGCTGTCGATGATGAGGAAACTGTGTTTAGTTTGCAGCTTTTGTCGTCACGCGGAGAGTTGACCGAAAGTGTTATCCTAGACGCAATCGTCAACAGAAAAATTAGCAAGACCTCGTCAGGCACATTTTTCAATGCGTTGCAGTCTCAAAACAACACTGAGCATCAGCAGGCAATGAAGCTGGTGCGAGGCGCGTTTGGCATCCCGGATGCGGGGCTGTTTACTATTGACGCCGCTGGAAAACGCACAGAGGCATTAAGGTTTGTGGCACAATTCCAGAGTGAGCTTATTCGCGCAGAAAAGATTGACCCTAATCTTGATCGCATTGCTTTGGCCGACACATTTATTGCCAAGGGCAATTTGCAAAAACTGTTAAAGACAGAGCGCAGTGAGCTTGAAACCATTGTCAATGAAATAGCCATAGAGGACTTGGATATTTCAGACACAAGCGATCTTAGTGCAGTGGCTACTGCATCAACGTCACTCCAACAAACAAATCAATCTTATGCTGATGACCACCTTAAATTGATGGATGCCATTGCTCGAATAAAAGAAATTAATAATGCTCTGGGGGATATGTAATGAACGCGCTAGAGCGAGAGATGATGAACACACAGCTTGCGCTAGAGAACGGCGTAAAGTTGCAGACGGTAGTTGGCGATGACGGCTTGACTAGATCGGAAGTTTCCATCCCAGAGCCAAAAGGTTTTTACACTGGCGCAGATGCGCCGACAATGCGTGAACTTGGTGTGACAGGAGACCCGGCAAAGGTAGCTGCTGCTGGTGGCTCTACTTTACTAGGCATGACTGGAGGAGCAGGGGCTGGGATAATGGGCCTTATTCCTGATTTACTTGCAATGGGCGCTGGCCCGGCTTCACAAGACGCGGTTGATAGGTTGCAGCAAAACTACGGCACCGAGGCTTGGCGGCAGACGTTCTTTGACTTTGTCGATACGTTAGACATCCCAGAGCCGTACAAGTTTCTGGCTAAAGATGCAGCATTGGTTGGCGAAGTGACCGGGTTGCCGGGTGCGGCGGCAGCAGTCAAGCCGGTTGCCAAGGCTGTGCCAAAGATGGCTGGTGCTGTCGGTAAGGCTGTCGCAGACTATGCCGCTGGTGCGCCGGGCCGTATTGCAGACCGCACATCCGGCACAATGCTTGGGGCAAATGTTGACCCGACAGCCATTGTTGATGAGGCTATTGTCGCCGGGCAGAAACTGATGGATGGTGGAAAGGTTGCGAATGAAGTTCTTACAGAGGTTGCAGTAAAATTGCCAACAGTCGGATCTACTGAGTTCCCTCTTAAAAGTATTGCTGGTAAAAAAGTAGTTTTTGTGCCAGCCGATATGCTTGACTTTGGCCGCACATACGAAGGTCTTTCAGAAGCACCAATTAAAGGACGCGCCCTTATGGGCGGGTCTGGATATGGAACGCTAAAGACTTCACGCGACCAAGGGCTTGGGTTTGCGTCACTTGACCCTAAGATTGCAAAGCGCATCCAAAACAGTGGTGCTGATTATATGCTTGTCTCAACTATGTCGCCAAGGGCGCACAGATCAAACATAGACTTTGCCAACATTCTACACCGCCAATTAAACGCATATGCAGACGAGGGGTTTATTACTCCAGAAAACAAAATAGCAATTGCACAAAAGCTATCAAATGATCCAGCATTCCCCGACTTACCGGACATTTTTAGCCCCGAAGGTCTGGCGCACTTGGAAAGCAAATCATTTGAGTACCGCGCCGCAATTGCCGACAAGCTCGACCAAGCCGCATATCAAGAGCTTGGCGCACCGCCAATAGGGCGGCTTATTAGAGAGACAATCAACCCGACTGAGGCTGGCTATGAGATCGGCCAAGGTTCTGTGCTTGTCAAAATTGACAAGACTAAGCCGCCAGTTGACATCAGAGAAATAGAAGGCGGGGTGGCCCACCCATCCTATCCGATAGGATTGTTCGGCGACCCTGTCGCACAAGTGCCATTTGGCGTTAAGGCAGACGACATTTTTGACAAGGCTATTAACGAAAAGCTGGCTGGTGGAAGCACAAGGGCAAATGCGGCTAGATCAATAGCAATGCAATTGCCAGTTGCAGAGTTAACGCCAGAGAGGCTTGCCAAAATACCTACAGCAAAGCCGGGCTTTGTTAAGAGCAAGAGACAGGCGTTGCTTTTACAAGACGTAAAGCAAGGCAATTGGCGCATGACCACAAACCCTGTTGGGCCTAAATCAAATCCAAACCCGGATGGTCTTGGCTCCGCTGAGATTATTAAGGCAGTGAGGGAAAACTCAATGTCAGCCACACTGTCCACTTACACAAAGTCAGAGCTTGACCGAAAGGCCAAGTCGGGTGAACTGGTGTTCTATGCTTTGGGCAGACAGGGTAAGGGCGACACAGCCGGATCAGTTTATTTTGGCCTGAATAAAAACACTGACTATGCGAAAAAGTATGGCGCAACAAGCCCAGAACTAACGCCAAATGAAGTGTCGATTGTAGGCGTTATGAATAACGAGGCCGGAAATGTCGGCAAGGGCGTTGGCTCCGCGTCTATTCTAAAGGCTTTGCAAGAGGGCGCGACTGCGCTTGACGCATACGCTGTGCCGACAGCAAAAAACAAAAACGGTTTTTTGCCAGACTATTATGCTCAGTTTGGATTTGAAGAGGTTGATAGAATACCATATAATGAAAAATTCTTGCGCGACCCTGAGTTTGGTGGTAGCGAAGAAAATTATAAAAAGGTTACAAGGCAATGGAGAGCGTCAGGGTGGGATGAGAGTCTTGGCAATCCAGACCTTGTGATCATGAAATGGAAGGGGAATGAAAATGTTCGATCAACAGCAACTGAACGCTTTATCGCAGAAGGTAGCGGAAGTCTTGGGGGACCGTCTCTTGGGGTTGTCGCCACCGCAAGAAGGAATCTTGGACAAGGCACTGGGTCGGGCCTTGATGCACAACAACGGCCAAGCGGACCAAGTGACGCCGGAGCAAATCGAGGGGGCTTGGGAGATGATAGACGAGGTATGGGGTCCAGCCTTCAACGAGGAATATCTGAACTCGAATCGTTAGATCCTGTGAGCCGCCGCGCTCTTGGCTTGGAGGAATAAACAATGGCGCGTGATATCACAGAAGATCTTGATGAAATGCAGGTGGCTGCTGCATTAGATATGCAGTCTACCGTTGCGCCCGGTGAAGTGCCGCAACCAGACCCGCAGCCAATAGAGATCATTGAGGAATACCAGCCTATCGCTATTGGTGACGATGAGCCGGTGCAAGTTGCCGCGCTGAGTGACATTATTCAAACAGGCGGCAAGATCGTGAGCGATGTTGCTGGGAAGGTTAAGACGAGGGTTGCAGAGGCTGAGAAGCGCATCACACCCGGCATCCCCGATCAGGACATTCAAAAAATTGGCGGCGCTACAGTTATTCGCCAAGCTGACCCAGCAGACATCAAGGCGCTAGATGACATTATTGAAGGTGACTATACAGCCGGTCTAAACCTACCGGCAATTATGACTGCATCCGGCGACTTTGACTTGGCCGGGTATATGGAGAAGGTTAAGGCCCTTAACAGCGATCTGTTTGAGCGCGCTCGCCGTGGCACGCTAAACTATGACAGCCTGCTAGAACTGGCAGAGCAGCAAGGCACAGACCGCGTTTTGCAAAAGTGGCTAACGCGAGAGCCGGGCCGTGGCGAGACAGCTGAGGATGTTCTTGCTGCATTAATCTTGGCACGCGACCTAACACGGCAAACGACTAAAGCGTTTGAAGAGGCGCGTATTGCTAATGATCCAGAGGTGCGGAAAAAGTTATTTGCAAATGCCGCACAGTACATGACTATAGAGTTCAGTCTTTATTCCAACCTATCCGGCGCGACCAGTGAGGCTGGCCGCTTGCTTTACGCAATGCAGCAAGCGCAAAAGATTGGCGTGGACACAAGGCGCGGCGATGAACTGTTAAAGATTTTAGAGCAGGAAGGCGTTGACGTTGAGCATTTAGGCGAGTTGTACCTGTCACTGCCAGCCGCCGCTAGACCTGAGATGACGCAAAGTTTGTGGAGCAAGGGCGCTGATGTCATCACTGAGATTTATATCAATGCAATTCTTTCCGGCCCCGCAACGCACGCTGTAAACGTAGCCGGAAACGGTATGTTTGCTATGTACAAAGGCGTGGAAGAAATGGTGGCTGGTGGCATTGGCGCTGCCAGATCAGCAATTACCGGGAACCGTGATCGCGTTTATGTGCGTGAGGGATTAATCCAGCTTGACAGCATACGCGCTGGCTTTCTTGATGCTCTGATTGTTGCCGGAAAATCTTTTGTTAAAGAAGAGGCCACAGACTTTACGTCAAAGATTGATGTAAGAAATCGCCGCGCCATTGGCACAACTGGCGATGTGACAGAGATTTACAAGCAAATCCGCGAAGGCAACTATGGCGCTGGGGCCGTAAACATTCTCGGTTCCTCTGTTAGAATGTCTGGCCGCTTCTTGCTTGCTGAAGACGAGTTCTTTAAGGGGATAGCATTTCGCGCCGCTGTTAAAAAAGCAGCGTTGACAAGATCTCTTGCGCTTTATGATGAACTAATCTTGTCTGGGAAAAGTGCAGATGAAGCAAATGAATTGGCAGCGGCAGAACACGCACGCATCCTCAACGAGCCGCCGGAAACAGTGGTGGAAACCGCACGCGAGGCAGCGCGTGAATTGACGTTCCAAGGCGACTTAGATGGGTTTATGGGAAAGCTGCAACCAGTTATGTCACACCCAGCCGTGAAGATATTTGGCACAGCATTTTTTAAGACGCCTACTAATGTCGTAAAACAAGTTGGCGCTAGAACGCCGCTGGTTATGGTTCACCCCAAGTTCATATCAGACATAAGGGCTGGCGGTCGTAGGGCTGATATGGCTCTTGCCAAACTCACGCTTGGCAGCGGAATTATGGCGACCTTTGCCTATACGGCGTCGGGGCTTTCTGGGCCGCGCAACCAAGTTATCATTATGGGCGCTGGCCCCACAGATCCGCAGGCGCGGCAAGCTATGGATCGTTTGGGGCTAAAGCCGTACACGATTAATGTGCGTCAAGAGGACGGCACATACAAAGGCATAACTTATTCGCGTCTTGACCCGCTTTCTGGGATGTTGGCTATGTCTGCTGATTTTGCGTACTATGCTCAATATGAGGATGATGCCGATGTTCTCGAAAGCCTTACCACCGCTGCTGGCTTGGGCCTTTATAACTACTC